CTTCCGATCTCCGATGATGAGTGCCCACCGAAGTGGACGAACGTGGTTCGTTTATTTCATCTATTACCTCTATACAGGTCACACAAAACACACTTTTCGCATCGGTGGTAAACCAATCGACGATGCTTATAGTGTGGCGCGGATCATGCCGCGCACAGTTTACTACAATAATATAAGGGTACCGACCGCATCCAATGCAGCTGTCCCTAAATATTCCAATGCTCTTATGCCGACTTGAGTAAATGATTCTCCTAGTCTGTTCCAAAAACTTGACTCCGGCTTGGCGGTTGCCATCGCCTCCAGCACCCTATCGGGTCTGCCTTTTGAGTTGGCCTGTGGATTGACGCTCTGAACAAAAGCAGGTCCTGGGACGTATTCGTAATTGATCACGTATTCGAGTGAGAAGCTGTTGCCAGCTGCCCCTGAACACATGGCATACAAATATGTATTATGTAAATCCGCAGGTACTTGATTTGCTAATCCTTGATCATGTGCTGTGGTAGGGTCGTCCCTCCAGCCAAGAAGGCTACTGTACTCAGCGAAATATCCGTAGAAATTAAAACATGCTGGGTCATGAGGCACCATGGAGACGATGTGTTCGTCATCCGAGTTCGTTGTCTTACTTGTAGACAAATTTCTGAGGGCTACTTGGTTAGCGGCTGCAAGTGGCAATAATGCCTGTCCGGTGGTTATAAATCCAGACCGCAAACCGATGGAAGACGTATTGTTTAATTTGAATCCTGCAGAAACTACTCGGTACCGGTTCATGAGTGAATTGGCACCATCCGAGTTCACGTGAGTCACAGACGGCGATGCCGGGAACAAGAGCTCGTAGACTGAGATGGCATTCGTAGAACCGGCAACGCTCAACCACCCGTTAGCATTTGTATAATTGAATGGCGCATTGACGTTAGCAGATGACACGTTGTAATCGATAAATAACGTACTGTCCAATTGCCAGGGCATCAAAACGATTCTTGCCTCAGTGCCAGCGGCGCTGTCTATGGTGAAGTTTATGGTGTTTTGCACTCTATAAACAGACGTCGCGATTGGGTATATATTCGGTATCCTGACAGTAGGCGTATCGAACGGGTCTATAATAGATCGCGCATACAATATTTCGTGTTCGTTCAATGTGCTTGCTAGATCATTATTAATGGCACGCCCGCCGCCGTTGTTTTTGCGGCGTTGACCTTGCTGTTTTCTGACCGAAAGCGCATTATTATTCATGCCGTTGTATGCGGCAGACGCTTTCAATAGCCTATCTTCGTGGCTGTCCCTGTCAACGGTGGTCCGCTTTATGTTGACGTAGGGCGTGTTTCTAGGCTGGAGTTTACTTGGGTTTTTGGCCCTGGCACGCAGCCTTTTACGTGCGATATTTTTCTTCTTTTCGTTTCCATTGATCCTGTTCATCTCTGATAATACTTTTGGTGAATTCTCAAGCGTGGCTTGATTACCGGAGATCATTGCGCTCGGCACATATATATGCTGTCCAACTCCTGTGTAGTTCGCATATTGGTTAAAAACGTTTGCTATTTGGAATCGAGATATGTTCATATTCTTCTGCAAACTGCGCATAATGGAGACTGAATCGCTATACATCGTTTTTACCATGGCTATGCTGCTTAGCATCTGCTTTGCCTTCATCAAGGCGGCATTGATCGTGCCAAGTCCTGACCTTATTCTTGCCATACATATTTCTTGCAAGAAGGGCATAGATGCCGCCCACATGGCGTCGCTTAGACCACATAGCAAAGAGTGCTGTTTCGGGTTTCTACATAGTGCCGTATTACTGCCGCTGTAGTATCTGCCCCTAAGAATATATTTGGAAACATTTCTGATCAGTTTGATCCGTGAATCGACCAGGACGGAATTTTTACTGCAGAAATCAACTTGCCACCACTCCTTGATTTCAATGCTTTTGACGCACTGACCAAGCCCATACTCTCTTTCACTCATATCGTCAGCGAAGATTCTCCTGAGTGTGTCAACGAACTCCTGCGTACGGTTCTTTCTGCACCAAATTTGCACGTCGTCGCCGGATACGAGAAACTTGACATCGTCGTCATTCAAGTCGCTTATCATCATCGCATATTTGATGTAAAGTATACTACGCAGAGTGTTGCCCAATGTTGTGCGCAGCGGGTCACCACTATAGGTAGTGCCTCTTATGTCGTGGGTCATTACGATCTTTCCTTTCCATCTGAACTGTGCACGTGCTTTGTCCTGTTTTATGGACTTAAAGACCGATTCCTGCACTCTTGCACTCCAGCGTAGTTTTCTGGCTATAGCTGGCAATAGCATCTCCCAGAATTGGACATCGACGGCATTTATTAGGCTTTGGTGCTGATGCGCGTCGTATCTTGATCCATCGAGCGATATCGAATCCCATTCTTCGTTGAGGCCAAGTCCATTTATTTTAGATTCGAGATTCTTATTGTTTGTGGCATGAACGAATTGATAGACGTTCTCGCGCAGCGCGTACAAAGCTAGCTGCTGCATATAGTTAAGCAATCCACATTTTCTCCTTGGTGCACACCATATCAGCCTGGGGTCTGTTTCTGTGTACTCGGCGTGCGAGAAGTTTTCTTCCATTAGCTTCATCATGACATCGTATTTAGGCATGTCGGTGGATACTCCATACATGGTTTGCTTGTGTATGCCATCGATATATTTTTGTCTCTTAGGTTTGCTCCATGATTCATGTGAATTAACCCACTCTTCTGGCGACTTCATCGCATATTTGTTAATACTGGCCTCGAGGCGGTCACTGACACTTCCGTAAAAGTCCCTGCAGAACACAGAGAAGTCTTGTGTCATAGCCCCCTCAGGCTTAAGTCTCGTTTTCACGTGCCTGTCAAAGAAGGCGGACATGAGGTTATTGAAACTCCTAACCCACATACACATGTTTACAATTCCCTTCTCTGTTTTTATTTCTGGGCCTGTCAGCGGATAGCTATTCTGAACGTTCGAGGGTTTCTCCCAATGTGGGTTTGCATCAGAGGCAAATTGCGCGGCCGTTACTCTTTCTTTGCCTATAAAATATTTGGAATCAACAACGTTATCATTGACGTTTATTCTGCATTTGGGTTTTATGCAATCATAACTACCGGAGATGATTTCATTTTTAACGATGACGGGCCTCATTACCGAATCGGTTATTGTATCGGCAGTATCGTTAATATAGCCTTTCGTCATCATTGCATTATCAATCTGATTTCTGATCTTTAACACGTGCGAGTTGAACTTTTTCTTAAGCGCTCGATATTTCAGTTTGAATTTCATATCTGCGGCATAGATTTTCATCACCGCTTTTTGTGCATCCTTGCGAAAGTTTGGTATTCCGTTTGCAGTCTTATTGAATCCTTCCATGAATTTCTCTGGGTCTCCGTAATAACACAATGTCACCCAGATCAGCACGACGTCTGGTATAAACATTAACCGTAATATCCTCCACGGCATCATCCAGTACACGAGTATCCTGACGACGAGCGTTGTCAAGTAGAAATACAATATTATTCGTTTGACTTTGTCCAGTATCGCGCTTTTCATGCCTGAATTCAAATTGTCAGCTGTCAGGTATGTGAATAGAGATTCGACTTCGTGCATATCGAAGTAGTCGAATATCGTTTTTTGTGGTATGGCGAATAACGCTGCCAGCCTGAATCTCTTAGGGTTTACGATACCACTTGTGGCATATACACATGGCGTCTTGAGGCTCGTCGTCGTGAATTTTGCCTGCTCGTATTTCTCTATGTCTTCTGGCCTAAAGATCGTCGATATGTACTTAACAGGCCCTTTATAAAACGGCGTGACTGGCAGGTCTTTATCGCTTGGGTGCATGCAGAATGTCACATAACCGTAGTGGGGGGACATCTCGTACCTAGATAAAACGCTATCTTTTAACTCATCCCACTTGATGTTAGCATGTCTATAGTCGGGTCCATTGCCATTCATGCTGACGGTGACCATGCCATCATTCGTAAATTGCCCTTCATCGTTCATGTCGTAGGTTCCCAACCTTTGCGTATAGTACATATTCATTCCATAATGAGCACCGGTTTGAGTTATTGCGGGCAGATAATAAAGCACATCATTGCACATAAAAACATGTTTAACATTGGCAAATCCT